CCCTCAGAGCATCTAGTCTACTAACAAACCTTTCATTGATGAAGTTGTCATTACTGTGCTTGCACGTAAACTCTTCTTTCTTAAAATGCTTACTGTTCATTACTGTAGTCACCCCTTTCGATAAGATACTGAGCGCATTGTTGCAGTCTTTCAATACTTTCTTTGGCGTTACCTAAAGTTAAATTACAGTAAGAGCATAAAAGACCTCTAATCTTTCCTGTGACGTGATTATGGTCTACTACAAAATTATCACTTAGTGAGTTATTAGAAGACTTAGAACCACAGATAGCACAGCAATTTCCTTGTTCTTTTAAAAGAAAATCAAAGTATTCTAGAGTTATGCCGTATGTTTTCATAAGCATACTTTTTCTATGATACCCTTTGTTGTTCTTTTTATATTCTCTTACAGTTTTTTTAGAGCACTCTTTACATTTATTTGAAAAACCATCAGTGTTCTTAACAGCCGAATAATAGTCTCCTAAAGGTTTTGATTCTAAGCAAGTATTACACGTCTTCATCTTCTGCTTTACCTTCAAAAGTATTTCCAATATCAATAGGACTGTTAACACCGCTAATAGTTATGTTAACACTTGGGCGACTACTTCCTCCACCTTTTTCAAACATACTTATTGGAAGCATTCTATCTATTAAGAGTTTCCAAGCTGCTTGCTGCCCTTTATGTTCATCATCTAAAGCAGCATTTAGTATTGAATCTAACACCTTCTTAGACTTTGGAGATGCTATCAGCCTTGCTTTCATCTCATTCATGATGGCTGCATCGCCAGCGGGTCTACCAACTTTACCTTTATTCTTAGCGGCTGCTAACGCCTTCTTAGTTGGTCTACCTATCTTTTTAACAACACTATCGTTATTAACATCAGTTGAAGACATAGCTATTGCCTTTTGAGTATAGAGACTCTGTAGTCTATCTAGCTAGCCTAAGTAGCGAGCTAGGCTTTACCGTTGAGCTAGCTACTTCGTTAGCTAGTCTCTATAGAGCTTTAAAGAGGTAACAATAAATATTATTTATTATTCCTTTAAAGTCTTTATCAGTTGTTAAAGTTAGAAGAGTAATCAGGACGTTAACGACTAAGAGCGGCTTAGTGCTGCTTAGTCTGTAGAGGGGCTTAAGCTCTTTAACGCCTGACTACGTTTTCCTTTCTCGCTTACCTGTATAGAGGTGTTGAGGGTAGCATATTTTAGAGAGAAAGTCAATACCTAATTCATATTTATTTTATATAGGCTGTGTAGTGATCAGCACATATTCCGTCTACATAGGCTAACCCTTTCTAGCGGGTCTGCTACAGTAAAGAGACTCCGCAGACCGCCATCGTTATTTCCTTTATTATTAATTACTTAGATGGTGTAGGCTATGCCAGCGTTGTAGCTTCTACCTCGTCCTAATTAATCCTATTTAGCCTTATTTTGTGTCTAGGTAGCTACCACATCATAGTCAGCGCAGCAGCCCCCTCCCCCCCCCCTGGATATGTTATAGCATAACATTACTACCAAGATGACAGCATGTTGTCATAGGCTACGTAGTACGATGTCGTACTATACAGATTGACAGCATGTTGTCATTGTCTAAGTAGTACGATGTCGTACTATATAGATGACAGCATGTTGTCATAGTCTAAGCAGCATGACAGCGTACTATCTAGACTAAGGAGTGTGAGAGCTGAGGCGGTACGCTATAGGGTCTGACTAGACTGACTAGCCTTGTCCTTATGCCTACTATATAGGCGATGCAGTGTTCTGGCATTCAATAGGTAAACTGTATCAAACCTGGATTAACGATAGATTAATAACATAGGCTTTTGAGTGGACAAAGGGGGTTGACAAAAGTACTCTGCAGTTCAGCTAGGCAACTTTATAACCACACAGACAGACACACAGGAGAACGACACATGAACAAAGCTCGCGTAGAGATTCAGAAGTTAAAGAAGATAGCGGCAGAGCGTTATCATTTAGACGGTGGTGTTATGTTTGAATGCACAACGGTAGACGGTTATCACGACTTGATTAGGGATCACGGCACGGCAGAGGCAGCATGGGCAGCAGAGCTGGAGCTAGCTGATATACGTTCAGAACGCTACGGGTGGATATAACCATACACACACAAACAAAGGAAAACGATCATGGCAAATTTCACAGTAGTCAACAAAGCAATCAAGGCCGCTTATCCGTTGTTGGACATTGAAGCGGTGCGCGGAAACGGTTACGTTTATTTCGACAGTGACAACGGTTTCGACAATATCCCCTCGATTATGATCCATCCAACCGCCACAAAAACTGAAGACATGATACGGGTAGTACTTGAGTCAATAGAGCAAACACTCTAACTAACTACGGGCAAGGATGCTCACCAATTGAGGATAAGACAATGAATATGGCAATAGAATTTTATCAAGCAAACAAGGCAGCGTTAGAGTCTGAAGATTGCAAAGAGGCTCACGAATACATTAATTCGAATGCTACAGATAACGCTCAATACGTTAATTGGTGCAGTCACTTGTTATCCGCTAATAAACTAAACAGAGATGATTTAATAAACACACTGTCTAACAATGATAGGAATGGTATCTACTCTGATCAACGTAGTATTGATGAGGGTTATCCGATAGCAACTAAAGCAGATTTGTTACTGTCTGTCGCTATCTGTGAACTTGAACTGTAAACAACACAACCAAAGAGGCTACACAATCATGAACACATCACAAGCAATCACTACAAAGTATCTACCATGCACAAACACAAAGGGTTCGCGTATTCAAGCGAAGACTGCTAGCGGTATCAAGGCTATTATCAGTTATCCTTACGAGTTATCAGGCGTAGACTGTCACGCATTAGCGGCAGAGACGCTAGCTAAACAGTTAGGATGGTTAGAATCTGGCACACCGTTTGAGAAGCAGTATGCAGCGGGTGGAACATCAACGGGCTATGTATTCGTTAACAGACTTTAATTGCAACCTTCTGAGGTATAGATACTATGTTGTACAACGTATGGGACAATAGCCAAGCAATGAAAACTACTATCATAGCGTTCAACGATGTAGCAGCTAAACAGATATTTGCCACGCGTTATGGGTGGTTGAGTGATATGGAAGGCTATAGAAAGTTTATAGATCAATTAAACATAGAGAAGGTAAGGTAATATCATGACAGCACACACAGATCAATCAGCAGCAGCAGACTATGTTATGCATTGTTTGCATAGTCCAGGTACGACAACGAGCGTTAGCGTATTGGATAAGAACGCAAGGAAACAATTCAGGGCGTTAGTCAGTAAGCGGAATAAAGAAAAAGGATATATTATATTTAGTAAATTTAAGAGGCCGTTATTGACATTCTGGCGCGTAGAATAATACGCCATTATTGATAGATTTAATGTATTGGTATTAATTAAGTAATGTTAGTAATCTACATCAATCGGCGGCATGTCGCAGCCTACTAGGAGAATCAGATCATGAACAAGCAACAATTCGATACAGAATTTTCCGCACTGTCTGACAAGTTATCATCCTTATTGGCTCGGTATCCTAGAGCACTGGACGCGATGTATAAAGCAGACAAGGGCGAACAATTGTCGGATGCAATAAAGCACTACGAAAATTTAATTGACGATGAAATGAGAATACGCCAGCAGATAGGCGCTATACATGCTAAATATATAAACTATCTGGATGACATTATAGACGCTGCAAACAGAAGGGCCGTTAAAAACACTGTTTCTAAACAAGCAATACGGAGAGCATACGCATGAAAACGATATACTACGCATTAATGCTAATGGTGTCATGCCTTGCTGTATTCGTATTCGCAAAGGCAATCGATGCCGGAATAGATGGGAATCCTATAGGATGGTTTCTAGTTGGATTGATGGCGGTGTTCGCTTATGTTATATACGATGACGCAATATCAATAATCAATGAGGATGAAATGAAATGAGATATCTTATAGCAGACACGCTCAACGGGGTCACTGTATGCGAGCCGTTTGAGGATGCATATGACGTATTGGGCAACGAGGATTTTCTAGATTCGCTATATACGCTCAAACCAGGTGAATTCATTAGGGGAGTTGTAGACTCTGAAACCTACTCAACTATAAAGACAATCTATGGAATAAAATCATGATTATATTAAGCAGGCGCGACACAGAATACCATATTCAAGACGTAATGGTGACGCTTCAGGACGGGGCAACAATCTATGAGGCAGCGGAGGCTATACGATGTTTCTTGCTGGCGTGTGGTTATCATTATGAATTGGTATACGAAATATTACCGGAAGAGTGATTTTATAGAGACTATATAGGCGATTTCGTGCTGTCGTCTATATAGTGATGATTACACTTTATTGCGGGTAGTTTATTGATTGTTTTACACTTTGTTGCACGTTATAGACGTTAGAGGCTTTAAAGTCTAAAGAGTAATAACCTTTATCTATTGTTAACGCTTTAACGATACATCGTCTCTATAGAGAGCAGTTTAACGACACGCTAAAAAGCTGTCAAGGAGTTTATTTTGATTATATGTTATTTAGGGCGTTTTTGTATTATGGCGGGACTTAAAAACGGTTTTGGTGTGTACCTTTGCAGCCAGGAATCGGTGTTTTTTGATGTGTATGGTGACGATCCTGATGACGTTGAATCGACTATAACAACGGGTTACTGTCTAATGTTACCTTTCTGTCATGTCACTATCCAATGGGAGCGTAGATAATGCCATTTATTGAGACACATATAGAGTGCGCTGGTTGTGGTAGCAGTGACGGTAGAGCTTTAAACGATGACGGGAGCAGTTATTGTTTTGTCTGTAATAAGTATTCTAAGCCAGAAGGTGTAGACTACGTGCGCCAGACCTCGCCAGAGGCTGCTGTGAGGCTCTCTGAGCGATTTACTGACTTTGATAGTACTAGACTACTGCTTCAGACTAGAAAGGCGCAGGCGATCCCACAGAGGGGTTTAACGACAGCAACGTGTGAACGCTACAGTTGTATCGTTGACGGTGATCGAGTGGTGTATGGATACTATGCGCCGACAGATCAACATAATCCTGTAGCGGCTAAGATTCGATTACCTGACAAGCGTTTTACAACAGCTGGGCAGTGGGCTGAGGGTGGCCTATATGGTCAGCAACTATTCCCAAGCGGTGGCAGATACATAACCATCACAGAAGGTGAATTTGACGCCATGAGCGCGTATCAGATGCAAGGGAGTAAATATCCTTGTGTCAGCGTACGCAACGGTGCTGGCGGTGCTCTGAAAGACTGCAAAGCCGCTTACGAATGGCTCGACAGCTTTGACACTGTCGTCATATGCTTTGACAGTGACGAGCCAGGTACTAAAGCAGCGTCTCAGGTGGCACAGTTGTTCGGTGGTAAGTCTAAAGTGGTTAAGCACTTAACAGGCTACAAAGACCCGAGCGACTACCTGCAAGCCGGTAAGTCGGAGTTGTTTAATCAGGCGTGGTGGGCGGCAGAGCAATACATTCCAGATGGTATCATCAATGCGGAGACGTTATGGGATGATGTAAACCTCCCGATGGAGGACGCTGACGTCATGTACCCGTGGCCGGGTGTTAACGTGATGACGTACGGGATTAGAATGGCTGAGATGGTGACGATTACAGCAGGCAGTGGACTAGGTAAGAGTCAGTTCGTCAGGGAGATAGTTTACTTTGTCCTGAAGCATACTGAGTGCAACGTTGGCTTGTTGTTTTTGGAAGAGTCTACGCGAAAGACTGCGTTGTCGCTGATGTCTCTAGCAGTGGACAAGACTCTGCACCTACCAACGACAGTTAGCACTGAGGCAGAGAGGAAGCAAGCCTTTGATGACACTATCGGCACTGGCAGAGTGTTTATGTTTGACCATTTTGGCTCAACAGATATTGACAACGTAATATCACGTGTGCGATACATGGCTAAGGCGCTTGATTGCAAGTATATTATGCTAGATCATGTGTCGATAGTGGTCAGCGCACAAGCCGCTGGAGACGAACGTAAGGCGATAGATGAGATAATGACAAAGCTCAGGATGCTAGTGCAGGAGACAAAGATAGCGTTGTTTGTTGTCTCCCATCTACGCAGACCAGAAGGTAAAGGGCATGAGGAGGGCAGCAACACTAGCCTGAGTCAGTTGCGCGGCAGTGCCAGCATAGCCCAGCTCAGTGATATTGTTCTAGGCTTAGAACGGAACGGACAAGCTGAAGACGCTACAGACAGGAATAAGACTAAGGTGCGAGTGCTTAAGAATAGATTCAGTGGTGAGACAGGTCTATGTAGTACGTTGTTTTATAACAATGTTACTGGACGAATGAACGAAATCCATGAATGAGGAGATTATGATGAGTTTAAAACAAGCGCAGGAAAAGTACGACAACATGCTACCAGATGATGACGAAGACCGTGAGCACCGCTATCACGGTGAGATATTCGTTCAAGGTATAGCATTCAACTACGATGATGGTGATCTGTATGAGATTGTAGTACCGCCAGAGCTGTGGCCTCTGACACTATCAGAGCAGGATGTATATTTAGCTCAAGCAGACGCTGAAGCTCACGCGACATGGACTAAATCTGAAGAGGAGAGACGATATAATGACTACTAACACTAAGCAGTATGATCGTTACGCGTCACTGGTAAAGACCCAACGCAAGCAGCAGTACCAACATCGTGTGCGATACACAGACCCAGGTA